AGGAACAGCTATTTCTAAATTTGGCTCTACATGCAATGTAAGTGATAATTTCATTGAAAAGATTGCAAAAATGGGTGTTATGAATGCTGCATGTGCTCTAACACAAGTAAAAGAAAACAAGGCCGCAAAGAAAACAGATGGGTCTAAGAGCAAGAGCATTCGTGGAATTCCAAAGTTAATTGATGCAAATTTTGCAGGGACTGTTAAATCTAACAAGTGTACTCTCATATTATGTGAGGGTGATTCAGCAAAGGCGGGTATTGTTTCTGGTTTAACAAAAGATGATAGAAATACTATTGGTGTTTATCCTATGAAGGGTAAGATATTTAATACTCGTGGAGAAACATTAAAAAGAATTAGTGAAAATAAAGAGATTATCGAGATTAAGCAGATTTTAGGATTAGAGGCTGGAAAGATATACACCAAAGAATCTGTTAGTGCTAGTCTTCGCTATAATTCGGTGTTATTTATGACAGATCAAGATTTAGATGGATCTCATATCAAAGGTCTAGGATTGAATTTGTTTCAAGATCAATGGAATTCATTATCTACATTGGATAATTTTATTGGATTTATGAATACTCCAATCTTAAAAGCAAAAAAAGGAGGTAAAGAACTATTATTTTATAATGATGGGGAGTATAGAAAATGGAAGGATGAAAATGACACAAAAGGTTGGAATGTAAAGTATTATAAGGGTCTTGGTACAAGTACTGGAAAAGAGTTCAAGGAATATTTTGCAAATAAAAAAATAGTATATTTTAATCATGAAGGTGAAGTAAGTGATAATGTAGTAGATATGATATTCAATAAAAAAAGATCAGAAGAGAGAAAAACATGGTTGTCTAATTATGATCGGAATAGCTATTTAGATACAAATAATGAGACAGTGAGTTATACAGACTTCATAAATAAGGAACTTATTCACTTTTCGAAATATGATTGTGAACGGTCAATTCCTAACTTAATGGATGGTCTTAAAATTAGTTTAAGAAAGATTTTATATAGCGCATTTAAGAAGAATTTAGTGAATGAAATTAAGGTTGCACAATTTACTGGATATGTATCGGAACAATCAGGATACCATCATGGTGAAGCGAGTCTAAATGCTGCAATTGTAGGAATGGCTCAAGATTATGTTGGTAGTAATAATATCAATCTACTAACACCAAATGGGCAATTTGGAACCAGATTACAAGGTGGAAAGGATTCAGCGAGTGAAAGATATATCTTTACTCAATTGAGCTCAGTGACAAGATATATTTTCAGAAAGGAAGATGACGCTATTCTTGATTATTTAGAGGATGACGGTTTTCCAGTAGAACCAATGTTTTATGTCCCAATTATTCCTATGATTCTAGTAAATGGAGGTAAGGGTATTGGAACCGGATTTAGTACAGATGTATTATCGTACTCTGTATCCACATTAATTCAGTATATTCAATCAAAATTAAAAAAGGAGTCAACCGATGATATTGAATTCACTCCATCGTATAAAGGCTTTACAGGTTCTTGTGACAAAATTGAAAATAACAAATATATTGTAAAGGGTAAATATGAGAAAATGAACGATAAAAAAATTAGAGTAGTTGAATTACCAATTGGTTATTGGACAGATGATTTCAAACAACATATTGAGAATTTAATGGAGGCAGATAAAAATAAAAAGGGTAAGGCATTTGTAAAAGATTATAATGATATGAGTACAGATACTCGTGTAGATATTGAGATTACATTTAACGAAACAATCGATGAAAAGACTGATGGTTCAAATAACTATAATAATTTAGAGAAAATGTTAAAATTATATACAAGTTTAAGTACTAATAACATGCATTTGTTTAATGAGGAGGAAAAACTGATGAAATTTGATAATGAAAAAGAAATCATTGATGGATTCTACCCAGTAAGATTGAAATATTATCAAAAGAGAAAGGACCATATCATTGATAGTCTCGAAAAAGAGTTCAAGTTATTATCTAATAAAGCTAGATATATTCAGGAAACTTTGAACGGTACTATTGATTTGCGTAGAAAAAAGAAAGAGGAAATCCTATCTTTATTAGTTGACAAAAAGTTCGATGTATTAGATAATGATACAGATTACAAATATCTACTGAAAATGACTATGGATAGTGTATCTGAAGAAAATGCCGATAGATTATTGAAAGATCGTGACAATAAATCAAAGGAACTTGTTGAAGTTCAAGGAACTATGATTGAGGACATGTGGATGAAAGAATTAGAAGAATTGAAACAATGTTTAGATGTTCCTCTGAAGATGAAACTTAAAATTAAGAAAAAGAAATAATAGTTACTTAAATAGAATATAAATATTATAAATTTTTTACTTTGCTAAATTAAAAAAAGTGTTTTAGTTCTAAAGTTTTGTTATTAAAATCGGGTTGTGTAGGTCTATCAATTGGTGTGTACATTGTGCTTACATCTTTTTTGTATGTGATGTAAGATTGTGCCTCACTAAATACTTGCTTAACACAATATTCAACTACTAAATCATTCAATGCTTGAATTTGTTGTGTAATTTGATTAGGTAAGTTTGTAGAACTTTGTAAAAAGACACTTCTCATAATAATTTTAAGAGTATCATAGTTTTGATTACCAACAATATATTGTTTATTTGATAATTCATATACTCCAGCTCTTATTCCATTTTGTATAATTTGAATATTATCTTTAGAGAAATATGCCCTTGATAAATTACTTTCTGTAAAATTTCCAATCATTGCATCATGAAATGTAGATGCACCTGTATCGGTTGGTATTTTATCGAATAAATCAAATTGGTTCATATTAGGTCCTGAAATATCAATTCTTCCATTTGTAGATGTACAATTCATTATATATATAATTAATTATAAAAAATTATATACATTTAATTTATATAATGGCGTCTAATTTTCAAAAAATTGTATTAATGGTTGCAATCGTTATATTTATTATAATGTTGATATTCATAGGTTCAGTCCTATATAAGGGTAAATACTCTTCTACATTTCCTCCCGTTGTCTCTGAATGTCCTGATTATTGGATTGATAAACAAACCTCTGTTACTAATCCTAGTGCTAGTTCTGATGAAATTGCTAGTTCTCAAACTTGTTATAATATTAAAAATTTAGGAAAATCTTCGTGTTCTAAAACTATGGATTTTACTGGCGATCAATGGGATGGTAGTACTGGTGACTGTAGAAAAAACAAATGGGCAACAGGATGTGACCTAACATGGGATGGAATTACCAATAATCCTGATGTGTGTGATACATCATCTTCATCATCTTAATTATCAATCAAGCGATCTTAGGAAAACAGGTGTCATAAGTGACTATGGAAATGCTTAAAAAATAATCTCATTATTTAATAATGGTAATATTAAATAATGATGTATTAGGTATAATATACAGTTATTTACCAGTAAAATACAAAATGATGACACAGAAAAAAAATTTGGTTTCTTATATATTGTCATATTTACCAATTCAAGATAAGATGTTATTAAATAAAAGGCATTATAAATTGGTGGAAAAGGATGTTAAAATAAAGGATAAATATAAAGATAAATTTTTTATAAACATTGTCAAAAATAATATGTATACACTTTTAAATAAGCATCTAGAGAGAGAAAATACATCAAAATGGTTTTATAAAAAAAAGTTTTATTTTGAAAATAATAGTTTTAATAATTTATTTTCTCTCTTAGAATTTGTATCTGTTAAAAATAAATGCAATAAATGCAGAGAGATATTAAACGAAATATCTGAAAATAACAAGTTTAATAAAAATAAACATAAAAACAAATTATATAAAAATATAATATGGAGCTAATAAACATAAATGAGATATTAGATAGAAATACGATATGTGATAAAATAAAAAGCTTTCTAATAGAATTTGAAACGAATAAGCATAATCTATTATGTAAGCGAGGAATATATATATATGGAAATCCAGGCACAGGAAAAACTGCATTTGTTGAAAAACTATTAAAAGATATTAACTATGATATTATTAAGTATGATGCGGGTGATATTCGAAATAAGTTAAGTGTAGAAACTATTACAAAGCATAATATGTCTGATAGAAATGTATTATCAATGCTACAAAAAAATGTAAAAAAAATAGCAATCATTATGGATGAAATAGATGGTATGAATAATGGCGATAAAGGAGGTATAAATTCTTTAATTAAATTAATTAGACCAAAAAAAACAAAAAAACAGAAATTGGAAGAAATCACATTAAATCCTATTATATGTATTGGAAATTATCATATAGATAAAAAAATTAAAGAATTAATAAAAGTATGTGATACTTATGAACTAAAAAATCCTACAAATAAACAAATGGACACATTATTAACTATGTTAATGCCGTCTGTAGAAGTAAATGTAAAATCCAATCTATTAAATTATATACAAGGAGATTTAAGAAAATTAGCCTCTATTATGGGAATTTATAATAAACAAAATATTTTATTAAATAATGAAATTATTCAAAATATTTTTCAACCAAAAACTTATAATGAAGATAGTAAAAAAATAACGCAAAATTTAATTAATAATTCATCGCCATTAGACAAACATAATCACATCATGAATGAAACTGATCGAACAATTGTCGCATTATTATGGCATGAAAATATAGTTGATGTGTTAGGTAAATTTCCAAATAAAGAATCCATACCATTTTATAACGATATTTTAGAGAATATATGTTTTTCTGATTATATAGATAGAATTACTTTCCAAAAACAAATATGGCAATTTAATGAGATGTCATCACTTACAAAAACATTTTATAATAATAAATTGTATCACGAACATTTCAAAAAAAAACCAAAGTTTAATCCCAGTGAAGTAAGATTTACAAAAGTTCTAACAAAATATAGTACTGAATATAATAATTATTTATTTATTCAAAATTTATGTTTTACATTAAACATGGATCAAAAGGATCTATTTGCATTCTTTTGCAATTTAAGAAATGAAAAAAATGAAGAAGAAATATTGTCTTATCTAGAAAATTATGAAATTAATAAACTAGATATTAATAGAATATATAGATATATTGACAAACATTCACAATGTAATATTAATGAAACTGACGTAGAAGATGATGACTCTATAACAGGTGTATTATAAATATTCAAGGATGTATACAATTGATATTATATATTTTATTTAAACATAATTTATTATAGTAAATTATGTTTTTATTGATTAACCCAATATATAATTATATATTTAAAAATGATAATATCATTCCAATCGAATGGTTGTATAATCATAAAAGAAGTGATATTTTAATAATTGATATAAATGACCATAGTTTTAAATATATTGATATAAATAATGATTGTATTTCTAAAATTTATAAAGAACAACTAGTAAATGATAAACCAGTTATATTGCCCGAATATTGTAATTTTCATTGTTATGATTGTGGATATTGGGTAAATCATACAAATGTATACGGCAATTGTTATAAATGCTACAAACAACTTTGCAACAATTGTATAGAATTATATAATAATAATGGTTATTGTGAAAATTGTTATGATTATATAATTGATAATGATAGTATTAGTTAATTGTTTAAGAAGATTCTCCATTCATATTTTTTAATAATAATTGAGTATTAATTTTTTGTAATTCGGTTATAGTTTTAGTATTGGTTGTCAATTCTTCTTTTACTGTCATATGGTCTCTAGCTAATTTTTCATATGCTGCTTTTATTTGCATTAATTGTTGTTGCTGCATTTGTAATTGTTGTTGTTGTTTTTTCATTATTTCAACTATTTGTTGATTATTTAATGGTACAGGCTTTCCATCTTGTCCATGAATCATTATTTGACCACCTGCACCTTGTTGCATCATCATTGATTCTGCATGTTTTCTTCTTGTTTCTTCGATTTTTACCATTTGTTGTAATACATCTGGCTTCATTTTTGGTTCTCCAGGTGCATAGTCTACCAATTTAGAATTGATATTCATGTAAAAATTTATTAACTCGTCTTCTTTGACAAAATCAGAAACCTTTTTATCAGATTGTTTTACAAATTGTGGATGTGGATTTTCTAGCAATTTTCGTTTATCAAATGTATTATGTTCATGTGAAAATACTAAAATGACCTTTTTTGGATCTAATTGTACAAAAGGAACTGTATAATCCTTTAAAAATGATTTTTCCTCAGCTAAACATGCTTCATTATCATACTTATTCTCAATTAATTTTCTTTTAAATGCAAATGTTCCAGCAGTTGCATGTTTTTCTCCATATGGTCCAAATTGATACATCTTATCAATATGTTTGAAATAAATATATATCTCACTTGATCCAGCACATAAGGCCTCTTTATCACCCTGTAGTTTTTCAACTGCATGACTTACACGTTGAGGAGGATAATAATCATCATCATCCATATAAACTAAAATGTCACCCTTACTTTTTTCGTGCATTAGATTTCTTTTCTTACCCAAACTCATTTTATTTTCATAACTAAAATATTTTACATTTGGATGATCCTTTACTAATTCTTCTATTTTATCTGTACCATCGTCGATGATAATCCATTCCATTTTATCTTTTGGATAATCTTGATGATCAAAACATTTTATCATACCTTCTATAAAAGGTCTTCTGTTATAAGTTGGTGTACAAACACTTACAAAAGGCAATGTACTATTAGTGTTATTAGTCTTATTAGCGTTATTGGTGTGATTAGCGTTATTGGTCTTATTAGTGTTATTTCCCTTACTTTTATTTCCCTTTTTATTATTTTTCTTTCCCATTTTTAAATTATAATATAACTAACTATTTATATTATAATTTACAATATGTTTTTATTAAGGTGTTGCCTTTTTTTTCATTGGATTCATTCCAGGAGGAATGAAATGTGGTATGAATACAATTAACATTATAATAGCAATAATTAAATCTAGATTTTTAAATGCAGAAGCCATAACCATACTTAAAAATATTATTTTTAACCACCATGCATTAAATGGACGACCCATTATATTTATAATATCTTTTGCGTTCATTACTAATGGTAGTAAAATAAACTTAAACATTGCAGAAAATATTTGAACAAACGATGTTCCTATTACAGTAGCCCATGTCCATCCAAACATCAATCCAAATCCGGAAAATACTAACTTCCATTTATCATTACTATTTCCAGATTGTTCATTCCAAAATGCACTTACTAATCCGGGAATAAACCAAAAAGTGGTTATTCCAAAAATAAGTTGTATAATTAAAGGGCCTAAAATAAACGGGACTATATCCTTTGCTTTTTCAGGGGTAAGTGCACAAAATGATTCAGAAAAATTAATTATTGCCTTTTCCACGGTTCGAAGCCATATATAGGAATATTCTACCTTATTAGAAAACCAACTTGTGAAAAATCCACCCACTGTATCTTCTGATGTATTCATACTATATGGAAATCCATAATCAAATGTTCCTCTAAAATACTTATTTTGTAATAATGAACTTTTTGTTATATCAATTGATTCACCACACCCACCTGGTCCCTTTCCCCCTTTCATTACCATTGCAACATCACCTGCATTTTTTCCAAATAATGGAGGTAATAAATTACCCTTTTTATTTTTATCAGTATATGGTCTCTGAGTTGGATCAGTTGGGAAAAATAAATCTGTATCAATTCTTGTTAAATATACAAAATTTGCTCCAAGCAGTCCAATTAAAATCATAGAAATAAATGCTTGTATAACACCACCTATAAATTTTCCAAAATTATTCTTTTTCTCAGTTGTTGTATCTTTATTTTTATCAGTTTCATCAGTAGAACTCATTATATATATATATATTTAACAAATAATTTAATATATACAATAATAAATTATTCATATAATATAAGTATTTATGTCAAAACACCAAACAATATATATATGGGATGGTGGAGTATTTTCACCACCAACAAGAGCAACTGGTAAATTAGCTTATAATATATCATCATATATTGCAACTAAATATCCTAATCATAAAATAGAATTTCATTTTGTCCCTACAAATAAATATTATAATAAACCATGGGTTAGATGCGTAGAAGAATCGGATAGAATAAAAATGTTAGACAATTTAGTAACTTATATTAATAAAGAATATAAAGTATCGCCTAATATTAAATTTGTCGTAAATGATAATGAAATAAAATTAGGAAAAAAGGTTAAATCGCATATTGAAACATTACACTCATTGAAAGATTACTTTAAAAAAAAGTCGTTTAATAATATTTTTTTATCTAATAGTATTGATGTTGTTATAAAACGTGTAAAAGGTCATTGGACTAACTCATTAAAATTATTATTTGATTGTAAAACTATATGTTATGATATTTTTTCCGATAAATTAATTGGTATTAATCAATCTGATAATTATGTTTATAAAAGTATTGATTTGAAAAGTTTATTAGAACAAGCTAATTTTAAATTTCCAAAAGAAGTATCTAACTACTTTAATGAAAAAAAGATTTCCAAAAAACAGATTGAAGGTTATATAAAACATGATTATAATGCTAGTAAATTTGAAGGATTAAAAAAACTAATAATGAAACAAATATTGTTTTTACCTAAACATTTAGTACCAGAATCTTATAAAGCTTATGCAGGAAATAGAGTTAGAGAAGAATTAGATGTTTACTACTCATCTATAAATAATATTCAAAAATTAACTACGCCTGGAATAGAAAATTATATAACAGATAATAGATTATATGAACATTGTAAATCTACTTACAAAGATAAATTAATATCTAAAAGTAAAAGCAAAAAATCGTATACAAAAAAGGATAAAAAATCATACATAAAAAAAAATAAAACGCGAAAGGGGAAAAAATCGTATACAAGAAAAGGGGGAACACGAAAAGGAAAAAAAACATCTGATGTTGAATCTGAGGTGGATGAAATGGTTGATATTGGTGTAGAAATAGCCAGTATATAAAAAAAATAAATTATTATTATATAATGAAACTTATTCCTATCAACAATAAAAAAGGCGGGGGATTAACTTTAAGTAAAATAGCACATGATGCTATGAGTAATCCGCCTATTGCTTCAAATGAATACAACACACCTATAACAGATATGCCGACATTTGATGAAGTGCGGACAACATTTATACCAAGTGATTTTAAACTAACTGACAAAGGAAAAGGTTCAGCTAATAAGGTATATACATATACTGGTCCTGATAATAGTAAATTATCACTTAGAATAGCCATAGATGCAATATATACTATTTATAGCCCAGGGGAAAGCGCAGATGAAAAATTAAATGAAAGAGATATATCTGAAATGAAACAATCAAAATATAATTGGATAAATGCATCTAATAATAATTTATCTCCAATGTTATTTTATTATGGATATGTTAAAGAAGAGAATCCAGAAGGAATATCAGTATATTTATGTATGATTAGTCAAGGGTATGACATGGATTTATATACCTACTATAATGCTATATTATCTGAGTATGATAATAAATCTTCATTGACAGGAAATGATAAATATATCGCCTCTCAGCTAATCGATTTACTAAATCAGTCACATAAACTGTTGGGAATTATTTGTTTTGATATAAAACCACAAAATTGTGTAATAAATAAAGATACATTAGAAGTACGATTAATTGATTGGGATGGTGATTGGTGTCAAGATTTTTCTACATTACTAAAAAATCGAGACAATGTTGAAAATATTTCAATTATAAGTAATATAGTAATGGCAAATCATTTTTACTATAGTATTGATCGAAATATATTCGCTGACTATTTTAATAATAATTTAGATAATATTTATGGTAGAGATGTATTAGTTGAAAAATATAAAGCATTAGAGCATCTGTTTTGTGATATGCCTAATGCACAATATAGTTTTTTCGCTGACCACTATTTTCATTTTAAATATAACCAACCACCCATCATAGAATGTAAAGATAAATTTGCTAAAATGGTTGAGCGATCAAAACGCATAAACAGAAGTCAACCGATTACAGGCGGAAAAAGAAAAAGGAATGCAAAAAGGAAAAAAACAAAAAGGAAAAAAACAAAAAAGATTAAATCTATAAGAAAACATAAAGGTTCTAGAAGAAAATCTAATCATAACAAAAAATAAAGGGACAAAAAAGTAGTCGATTATTTAGGGACTAAGAAGTACGTGTATATTTATTGTATAAATTAAATATTTTTATAATTTATATAATGTTTGATAATATAATTTTGATATTTGGAGTAATAGTATTTATATATTTATTGTATCAACAATACAAATTTCAAAAAAATTTACTATTTCCATCTGTAATTAAAGAGAATTTTACCCCTCTTGATGTAAATAGGATTATACAACAACCTAATTCAATACCAATTGGAACTACTGATAAAAAATTATTAGAAGCTACACAACTAACAGTTATAAGCAATGGATATAATAGTAAAACAATAGATAATTTGAAAGCATCTAATCCCGAACCATATAAGGAAACTGATTCCGAACACTCTATGGGTGATTTTCCGAATGTATTAAAGGAAAAGTATCCTTTACCAACAACCGAATTTGAATATCCTAATAAATATAATTTTACCGTAAATTATGATTGCAGAAAAAGTGCTACTGGAATGTTTTCTGACTGTGGTGTTTATTCCGCTAATAATGCATGGACAGCCGATCCATACAAGGGTTTAAATTGTGCGTTAAATAATACAAATACGCCAAAACAATCTAATGATGTTTCAAGAGGAAGAGAGATTGAATATACATCTACAAGAAAAACAGGTTTATCTGGAGTAGGAAATAGTATGTTGCGATAATAGGAAATATATTTTTATTAAATAATAAATTAAAATATATTTTATCTAGCATACATTAATCCACAATTTCCGCCAACAAATGTTAATATATTATATCTTTCTTCGTGAATTGTTAAATTATAATTGTAATCAAATATTCTCCACGAAGGTTTATTTACACCAACAATAGCACCAGAAGATGGGTCACATATAGTATAAAATTGAGCTGATGCATCTAAAGGTGGGACATATGTAGTAAATTCAAATTGAATATCATTGAATTTGCTTAAGTTCATAGCTCCTGATGGTTGAAAGTCAAATGGATCATTGTAGATTGCGAAACTGTAATTATATAATCCATTCGGGGCATTTCCATTAGTTCTAGTATACTTTTCAATATAATTGTAAATTCCTGAATCCATATTATTTTCTCTATATTTTCCATCCAATAATATACCTAAACTCATAAGAATATCTTTTTGATTTTGTACATTATAATTTCCTGTAGTAGTAATACCGCTATATTCCATATTACTTGGATTTAACCCTGGACCAAAACCAGCAAGTGTAACCGGATTACAAGGCAATTTTACATCACCGATCATGTCACCAAAATCAACTTGTTGTGGAATAGTATTACTATATGGCCAATTAGTATAATTACTCCATTCATTTCTTAAATCAATATCACTCCTTTGAAAATACCACATCCAAGAGGAAACCATTCCCATAGTACTATCTAATTTAACTTTTTGATTACCAGTTACATTAAAATATTTCCATTCGTATATAGATTTAAATAAATATTTCTGCTCTTTTGCAGCAAATATTTTAGACTCTTCATCTGTTAAAAATCCATAAGTAGATATTAAATGAATGTCGGCATTCCAATTTGTTCTTTTATCGCTATACGATGATGTTGTATTTAATGAAATATCTGGTGGTGGTTGTAAAAATCTATAGAATTGTTGTAATGCTATATTTTGATTACTCTGAATATGTGGAAACAGATTTTCAGTATCTTCTACATCTCTAATAACAAATAATTCATTAATAGGTCTTAGTGTAACATTAATTTCTAATTCATTATATTGTAATGCAACTAATGGAAAGGCCATTTTAGCAGCTAATGTAAACCAAAAATTTATTGGAATGTATAACTTTCTTGCTCTTATAGATGGTTCAGGTCCTTGTTGAAATTTACTATAATACGCAGTGGGATATGCATTCATACGTCCATATGCATTACCAGGATCATTCAATTCTGGAACATTTCCAGTCATATTATCATATAAGTGTTTCTTCTCACCTGTAAAATCACGTTGAACCATTGCTAATAAATATTCGCCTGTATATTTATTTAATGTTTGTCCACCTACACTTATTTCAATCTCTTCTATCATTTGTGTACCTAGATTATCTATCCATTTAAACTCGTAAGGGGCCCAATTATGAGAACAATCGGATGGGGGAATAACTGGACTCCATATTGTAGGCAATTGCACTACTAAATATGTATCCATTAATAATTCAGCATACCGTTTCATTCTAAATGTAAATTTAGATGATTCTGTCAATCTCAATGATCTCTGTCCATCAAAATCTATACGAAATTTTTGCATTCCAAAATTAGTATACTTTTTATATGTTGTTTTAAAAAAGGTTTTTGATGGATTTCCATTTAAATATACATTTTGATTTCCATAAGCAACAATATTTAATAAACCTCCTGGCATATATATTTATCATACAATATTATTTAACTTTTTATTGCATTAAATAATATTTTATTTAGACATTAACAATTAATTATTTTTTCATAACTTAATATAAGTATAATGGAACAAGCTAAAAAAATGTTTTCGAAATTAAGCTTAGAACAACATAAAGCAAAAATGATTAAATATATGGCTTATGGTTTAATTATTATTTTAACTATTGGAATAATTGGATATGCAGTTACTAAAATGAGATTAAATGACGCTAATTGCGACAAACTAAAAAAAATTTATAAGTCATTTCCTACTATATCATCTATCAATTATAATGATGACTCTTACAAATACAATTTACGCGATTATTATGTAAAAACTGCATATAATTGTTGCTGTTCCGGTCAATTTAAAAATGATTTTGTTAATATTTGTGCATTAAAGACATGTATAAATCAAGGAGCTAGGGTTTTAGATTTTGAAATTTATTCCATAAATGATAAACCTGTTATTGCAACATCTTCAATTAATGATTATCATGTCAAAGAAACCTATAATTATATCGATTTCAAAGATGCTATGAATATTGTTAATAGTTATGCTTTTAGTGGTGGATCATGTCCTAATCCGAACGACCCATTAGTTCTTCATTTTAGAATTCAAAGTTCAAATGAAAAAATATATAAGGTTATGGCTGACACTATTTTAAATACTTTAGAAAATAGAATTTTAGATAAAGAGTATAGTTATGAGTATTATGGACATAATTTAGGAGCTATTCCTCTAAAAATTTTTGCCGGTAAAGTTATTATATCTATTGATCGATCTAACCCTATGTTTTCAACTACACCATTAGATGAATATGTAAATATTGCTTCTAATTCCGTATTCTTGAGAGCATCTAGAGAATATGATGTTAAATATACACCAGATAGTCAGGAATTAATTACATATAATAAAAAAAATATGACTATGTCTATGCCTGATTTAAGTCCATATGCTGAGAATCCTCAAGCGTCATTAAATTTTAAATACGGATGTCAGTGGGTTGGTATGTGTTTCCAAAATTTTGATTCTAATATGGAATATTACGATTTATTTTTTGATAAAGTTGGTCATGCATTTGTATTGAAACCTGAAAATTTAAGGTATGTACCTGTTACTATACCAAATCCTACTCCACAAAAGCCTGAAAACTCATTTACCAGTAGAAAAACTAGTACTGACTATTACACATTTAGTATTTAGTATTTAAATTTTATATATAATACTTTCTCTAATAATATTATATATAATGTCGTATTGTAAAGAAAAACCTACATTAGAAGAAAAGGAGGTTGAAATACTTAGAAATGCTGTCGATATTGCTGAAAAAAGAAAGGGTAAACAGACTGTAAGTGACCCTGATGTTAAACAAATTATTGGTATATTAGAAGAGTTTCTTAAAAAAAAGAAATTAGTTTGTTATGGCGGAACTGCTATTAATAACATTCTTCCTTTAGAAGATCAATTCTATGATAAAAATATTGAAATACCAGATTATGACTTTTATTCACCTAATGCATTAGACGATGCCAAAGAATTAGCTGATATTTATTTTAAAGCTGGATTTCAAGAAGTTGAGGCAAAGGCTGGCGTTCATCACGGTACATATAAAGTATATGTTAATTTTCTCCCTGTTGCTGACATTACATATCTAGAAAAATCGTTATTTAAACGAGTACAGAGAGATGGTATTCGTGTATATGGTATTATGTATTGCCCTCCTAATTTTTTAAGAATGAATATGTATCTAGAATTATCTAGACCTGCTGGTGATATTAGTAGATGGGAAAAGGTCTTAAAACGACTAATTCTTTTAAATAAAAACTATCCTCTTAGAGGTAAACATTGTAATCCTTCATTATTTACAAGAAATTTTGAATTAAATAATAATGATAAAGATGAGAAAAATTTATATTATGCAGTTAGAGATTCATTCATTGATCAAGGATTAGTCTTTTTTGGTGGATATGCCAGCTTTTTATATTCATCTTATATGCCCAAAAAACAGCAAAAATTATTTCAAAAAACACCGGACTTTGATGTATTATCCGAAGAACCTGAACAATCGGCTGTTATGTTAAAAGAACGATTAGAAGATTTCGATTATAAAGGTATTAAAATTGTTAAACATGAAGGTATTGGTGAATTAATCGCACCACATTATTCTATTCGTGTCAAAATTAATAATATAGAAGAAACTGTTGCATTCATCTATAAGCCTTTAGCATGTCATAGTTACAATGTTATAAAAAAAGGAAATAAATCGGTTCGAGTAGCAACAATCGATACTATGTTAAGTTTCTATTTTGCATTTTATTTTAGCGATCGAGAATATTATGATGAAAATCGCATATTATGTATGGCTCAGTACTTATTTGATGTTCAACAAAAAAATAGATTAGAGCAAAAAGGATTACTTAAAAGATTCAGTATCAATTGTTATGGTAAACAACATACATTAGAAGAAATGCGTAATACAAAAGCTGAAAAATACAAAGAATTAAAAGGTAAACGAAATACTACTGAATATGAATCTTGGTTTTTAAGATATATACCATTCGAACAACATATGGATAAAATAGAAAAGAGAGAATATAAGGCTAAAAAAACTACCACCAAACGAAAACATAAAAATAAATCTAAGAAAACTAAGAAAAACTTATTTAATAAATTATTTTAATTTATTCTCTCTGACTAAAATATATGACTTATAAAATTATAATTGCTATATTTGTTTTCATACTTACATTATTCTTACCAAAAATTAATCTAGAAGGATTCGTTACATACAATAGTTGTATCGAAGATGGTTATCCTATGGATTTTTGTACAAAAACTCCTGTACAAACACAAAATGGATCTGCATTTTGCAGTTGTGCTGAAGGATACTTTGGTTCATATCATATGGATGACGGCAAATGTTATTGCTATTTATTTGGCGGTCTTCTCCCATACAAAACCACACAACCTTATGAATCATCTCCTTTTTAGATTATAGATAAGATACTCATTTATATTGTTAAATATATCATAATATCTTGCCATAAATTTCTAAAAATATTAATATACCTTTTTACAATACTTTCATTCTTCCATGATGAAGGTATTAAATAATCTATATGTAGACCAAAACTAAATATATAAATTAATATTGTATATATTATTTCTCTCAATCTAAATAATAATATATCCTTCAACCCCCAATCATCTACATAACTACACATATTATTAGGTTTCTGCGTTTCTATAAACTTATGTGTATCAAATAATCCTTCAAATATTCTTGGGTAAATATTCTTTTCATTTTTTATCATTATCATTTTTTTTATTTTATCAAAACTTTGCAAATTTAAAAATACCATTTTCCTGTCCTTGTATTTTTTTTTAAACATGTATGGAAATGCGCCATCAATATATCCTTTTTTGTATGTCATCGAACCATCTGATAAATATGGTATATGAATTGTTTTAAATATGCAATCTATTAAATGATCTTTGCTATTGTATTTTTTTTTCAATATTTGTTTTCCTTTGTAAGCATCAAAATATGTTAAAAAAAATGTATCATTTAATTTTTGAATATCCTCATCCGTAATCTCATCTCTTAACAATTTTTCAATATTACTTACTATACTTTTCAAATCTCTCTTTTTTCGAAGTAGTGTGTAACAATTATTACATACGATTAATGCTAAATCTAACTTATTAATAATAAATAATAAACCCAAAATCGCACCCACGCTGCATCCTGATATTCTTTTTATTTTAACCTTTTCTCTCTTCTCTAATTCTTTTAAATAAAATAATCCCCCTAACATATAAATTCCATTAAATGCTCCACCATCTAATATCAAATCTAATTCGTTTGGAATATTTTTATCATCTATATTATCTATTAAAGAATTTATAAAGGTATTTATTGCCATTATCTTGTCAATATATTTATTTTAAAACATATTAACTTACATATTTTTTAAAATTTAAATACTATATTACATACAATATAATGAATACCGAACGACCATCATGGCAAGAATATTTTAAAGAAATTACAATATCTACATCTAAACGATCCCCATGTGATAGACTAAAAGTGGGATGCTTATTGGTAAAAGATAATAGAATTGTATCACAAGGATATAATGGATTTTTACCAGGAGCTCCACATGAATCAAAAGTAGTAAATGATCATGAACAGGCTACTGTACATGCTGAACAAAATGCAATCACAGATTGTGCAAAAAGAGGAGTTAGTACAAATAATTGTGATGCATATATAACTCATTATCCATGTGTTAATTGTATGAAAATATTATGTGCATCTGGAATAAAAAATATTTATTATATTAATGACTATAAAAATGATCCATTAGTTGTATATTTTAAAGATGTTTCTAATATTACTAATTTATCACAAATTTAATGTAATATTTGTCTATATTTATTTAATGGTATTTCTAGACAATTATATTCCTCTCTTAAATAAAATTTAACACTTACAAACTTTACCTTTCTATTTTTACATCCTACTTTCGGTCCAGCAACTCTACAATCATATATTTTTGTTGAAATAATATCTCCTATATCATTATGTTGTAATGTATCTTTTGTCCGTGTATCATTTCTATAACTAAAGTTAGAATTTAATATATTTATTAATTTAAATACATCAAATTTAGTTAATCTATTTAAATCAGTATTTACATTAGGTAAATGTATTTTCATCTTATTTGAAATATTCATATTTTAATATTAAAAACTAAATTGTAGTATTTTTATATCAATTTTTTTTATTACTTAATATTTTTAATTCCAACATGTAGTAGGTGTGTATGTTTTCATATTTGCAATTTCTGATCTATAATTAGTAAGTACAGAGTTCCAAATAACTGGATTATTTAAATAGTATTGACAATTGCGCATAGTAATAGCATACGAACAACCACTATGTCCATTATAAGTCATATATTTTGAAATTTGATTACCAATATTTTGACCTCCAAACATAAATCCATTAGGATCGTCAAAACTTTTTACTGTATTTTCACAATTCGCTAATTTAATAGCATTCATACAGTCATATACCATAGTAAATGTGTGTAAATCAATGTTTTCCATAATAATAATATTATTTATTAAAATTAATAATATCATTTCAATTTTATTTTTTTATATGGATTGTAAATTATTTAATAGCTTAGATATTACATAATACATTGACCCAAAAAATAAACTATTTAATACATATCCGGTTAAATTAGGATTTCCGTCTTTATTGTATAATGATGGTAATATCGATAAAAATTTACTTTTTACAACAGGTAGTTGAAAAATAAAATATAATAATCCAATTATAATAGGTATTTGAAATTCATCATATAATATTTCTAACGAATCTCTTGAATTTTGATTTTTCATTCTTCTAGTTAATATTTCCTGTTCATTATCTGAATTTTGAATATAATCTTGTTGTTCTGGTTGTTCAGGAACATAATTAGGTTTTGTTTCTTGATCAGCGAAATGGACAGTGCTTTGTGGAATATCTCTAGAAGGTAATGCTGTCGCACCACTAGCACTTGCTTGTTGAATACCCGATACAAATTCATTCATTACTTTTTGCTCATTTATATTAGATGCGGGTGCAGAAGAGGTTTCAACATTAGGTGAATATGGTGCATTCATCTCAGTTGTTTGAAGAACTACATTCTCAGAACCACTGGACACGTGGGGATCTGAAGGTAGGTCAGTTAAAGCAGTAGTATCACTCATATCTAATATAATACATATATTCATTGATATACAAAAATTACGCAAAATTAACAGATTTTTTCTTATTATCGCATATAATAGAATTCATTTTATACTCGAAACATTTATTTCCATATTTATATTTTTTTTCGTCAATATCTTCTAAATTAGGGGCTTTAAATACTAAACATTCTTCTCCTTCACAAGTTTTTCTAAACATAGTTGCTAATCCTAAACCTAATAGTATAGACATAATTATTTTTCCAGTTTCTGTATTAAAAAATCTTTTTAATTCCATATAATATATATTATTACTATATTTGTAATGGAATTATTTCTGCATCTTTATTGCATTCTATAATAGACTGTTGTAATTCAAAACAATTATTTATTTTATCTCTAAATTGAAATAAATGTTTGTTGTCATCTGTAGGATAAACTATTATTTGTTTTTTTTGCGGTGCAGTATAATATACATATAACATACCAAATATAAAGCTTACTATAAATACAGGAAAATTAATTAATCTCATTATATAAATTTATTAGATTTTAATTATAATTTCTCTCTACTACATTATATCTCAACTATATATAGTTGTCCACTAGTAGTATCTATTGCAAATAAAACAGGTTTATTTGGATCTACATATAACATTTCTAATTGATATTTTTTGGCATTTGCTTCTACAATAGTAACTTTCTGTAATTCTGTTTGTAATTCTGCATTTTTTTTGTATTCAGTTTTATTTGCAATAACCTTATCGCCGAATTTAATAATTCCATCTTTAATGGTTAATTTATCAATAGATGGCGAAGGAGAAGTATTGGGCGAAGATATATCTTCATCATCCATTTCAACCTCAATATCTTCTTGTATCACTTTCTTTCCAGTTGTAGAGGAGGTGGTTACTCTACCTATTTCAAATGATTCTATTTCTGGATTGGAAAATGGTACTAATAGATCCGATAATAAGTATGGTTTTCTATGCAAATAAAATTTATTATTGTCTGTATCTACTTCGACAGATCTTTCTTTATATGTAAGGGATGAAATCTTTTCTAAAATAGGTTTCAAATCTGTTCGATAGAGAGAAATTACATCTTTAATTAAATTAATATTTCCCGATTCATTATATTCTTTAATTGAATTTTTAATAGTAGATACTAATTGGTAAAATATTGTCATATTAGAAGACAATAATGGTTTATTATTTAAATTACCAACAATATTAATATATTTAACTTTATCTTGAGCCAATGTTTCTAGATCATTAGTTAATTCCCCCTTTAATTCTTTGAACTTTACTAGGGTTTCATCTTCTGTATTAAATCCAAACAATAAATCTAGTTTAGTAGTAATAATAGAGTCTTTTATATCATCAACGCTATTTTGAAATACACTAATTAATTCTCGTATATCTATAAACTTGCCCCTATTTAGCTTAATATTTAAATTGCATGGGTTTGTTTTAGATCCACAAATTGCAGATAAAACACCATCATTAATAGAAAAAATAGTATTAACCGGTTTTTCACAATTGATACATCTTATTTTAAGCTTTTCAAATTTATCGCGCTTTTGTTTCATATTTAGTTCATCATTTTTAAGAATATTATTTTTTTTATCCGAAAGAGTACTTTCATATTTTCGTTTTAATTTATAATATTCATCTATTTTTTCAAACACATCATCAAATGTATCTTGGGTTTCTGGTTCATCACCAGTAATAGTATCAGGGCCGTTACTGGTAGATAATGATTTAGAACGTGTCATTATATCTCTTGAAGTATCTGTAGAACTCATATAAATTAAGAGAATATTTTTCTATTATAAAATTGAACTTCGGGATTATTTTGCCATGTTGGTAAATCTGTAACTAGATTACTTACTTGATTTTTTCGATAGTCCTGCATAAATCGCAGTTTGTTAATAATATATTCTTGTTGTTGTCTTTTTTGTTCTTGTTGGGCAATACGGTCGTTCTTTTGTTTATATTTGTAATATAGAAATATGGATAATATTCCTGCAAATAAAACTAATAGTCCTAAATTATAAAGGAAATTATAATATTTAACTTTCAACATTTGACATTGCTCTAATGTTGAATTTATAAAATATTTAACACCTGGTTCAATTAATCTTGGTCTTATAAATTGCAACCGTTCCATTACAATATAATGTTATATTTTCAAAATAAATTATACCTATTTATTATATGGCTTCCGTAGATCCTAGTGCTTCAATTATATTTTTTTTAATATTAACTTTAGCTTATTCTATATTCAAATATTATACTAAATCTCCAGCTATGATGAAGATATGGACTATTATTTACTTTTTAGTTTTAATAGTTGTCCAATTTTTTATAAATGTATCAATGACCAATGAAATTTGTGGATCTACTCAATATGGTACTGCACTACGAACAACATTAATACCATGGGTATTCATTTTTGGTAGTGTTAATTTATTATTATATGTATTCCCCCAATGGTTGTCACCCTTTTCTAATACTGTTGGTTACTTTTTTGCATATGTGACTGGTGTAAATTCGCTATTCAAAAGCATTTTAAAAGACAGGAAAACCCTAAATTTAGGACCAAAACAAGCAGATATGCTTACAGCTATTAATAATGTATATGAAGATAAATCACTTTTAATTAATTCTATGACTTTAACAAATCTCCCATTATGGTGGGAAAACATGTCAAAAGGGGGTCTATTAAAGCAAGGTGTTAGTGATACACATTATAAAGATTTAATGGGATATATTAAGTTAAAAACAGAAATTGCCGAGTTTATGTGGTATGCACTAACTGGGGTTTTAGTAACATCTGTCAGTTATAATTCTATTGTTAATTCTGGTTGTAGTCAATCAGTAGAAGAAATGCAAAAAAGACACGATGAATATTTAGAAAAAGAAAAACAAATTAGTGATGATAAACAGAAAAAATCAGATAGTCAAATAGTTTACAAAACATATGAGTAAATTATTTATCTAAACTTTGGAATGGTAATATAATATAATACAGCCAAATAAGACATTATTCCTAAAACTATACTTATCAACCAAACTGGTAATATTGTTTTTCTTTTATGTCCTAAACCAAATGTTCTAATACTTCCATCGGAATTATATAGAAATCCTGGTTTAAAATAATTTAATGTAATAAATGATAATAAAAATATAATTATTGAAAATGTATTTATATTTTTTCTGATAAATGCGTTATTCATTATATATAATATTTCAACAAAAATAAATTTTATTTTATTTACATAAAATATAAATGAATCAACAAAATGATTTTTTCTCAAAACCCTTTGCTCCTTTAGGAAGAGTCTACTGTGACTATTTCTTTTACTTATCTGTTATTAACTTTATCATTCTTATGTATATA